TGTCAGCCGCACGTTTAACACGCCAGCCTTTTGAGCGAAATCCCATCTCGTTACCAGCGCGGATATCCAGACCGCCGGGGTAGACCTCGGCCTTCTGGATTCCTTTGTAGGCTCCCATCTGCGCCCGCGTCATCGGGCCGGGGAATCCTTTACTCTTCTTTGCCATCGTCGTTCTCCTCTTCAGACAGAATGATATTCATCGAAAAACTACGCCGCTCGCCGTCCGACCGGAAGGGGTAAACGGTGTGATACATGTCAGCCGGGAAGATGAAAAAGTCCCCGGCCTGGGGCCGCACCATAAAAGTAGCGCGGTTCAGAAATGACGGACTCCCGTGCATGAACTCTACGTGGCCGTGCGCCGGGTAATGCTCCTGATCTTCTCGGTTCCACTCTTCCTCGATCCCATCCGGCATCTTGAGATATCCGATGCAAGAAAGCTCCGCGTTGGTGTGCAAGTGGATTGGATTGAAGTCGCCCGGCCCCTGCCGCACATACCACGCGCTGTGGATGGTGACCTGCGGTCGGACATCATCGGCAATCGGACGGCAATACCGGGACGCATAATTAGAGACATACCGCAGGGCTGCGTTGGTGAAGAACATTTTGTGCGGCTCTAAAACAGATGTAGGGATCAGGCGCTGCTCGTCTACCTTGCCAACGAGATGGCCTGACCAATCGGGGCCGTCCGTGCCGCCATCAACATCGTCATTGAACGCCTTGACGGTCTCATCCGGCATTGTCGTGTGACCGACTGCCGGGCCAAAGGGCCGGAGACAAACCAAATCATCGGACGATGCGACAACCGGGGTCTCATGGTAGACCAAATGCTCCAGATTAATCATGGCCGATCCCTCTCAACTCTTCTTCTAACTCTTCACGACGTTCTTGGCGGGTACGTTTACGGTCGCGGGCGGGTTCAACGCCCCAAATAATTCGGGCTGCCGTCGTATGTTCGACCAACGACTGTTCCAGAACACGCACACGATCAATCAAGCGCACCACCATCGTCTTGATCTCTTGTGTCTCTTCTTTTGTCTCTCGCAATTCATTTTGAAGGCTCTTTCTTAGCTCGCGGAGTTCATCGGATTGCTCTTTGCTGATGTCACGGATGTCATCACGGAGATCACGCAGAATAAATTGGAGGAGCTTCCATAACGCCCACGCCGCCGCAACGGCCACCAAAACTGGGACGCCAAGGGTCTCAACAAGTTTGATGAGTTGGGCGACCGACATGCCATCTCATTGCTCATTGCACAACAAGCGATATCAGAAGCAAGATCGTCGCACCGGCTGAACCAATCAAGATCGCCTCTAGACGCCGGAGTCTGGCGTTTTGCTGGCGTGTTTCAGTGGAACACGACACTACGTGCTGTCGCACCTCCAGCAACAACTCATCAATCCTGTGATGCGCGTCAACTAGCGTACCTTTTGGCGCTGTGGTCACGATAAGCTAACGCCATCCGGCCCAGGCTGCACAACGATGCCCCCCTTCTTTGCCTCGTCAATGGTACTGACGATTAGCGCCTCATCATCAGATGATAGTTTCAAAAGAGGATCGTTACTGCAATCGCACGTTGCCACATCTATCGTCGCCCTGTGCTTTCCCAACAGACCCATTGAGTTGCCGTCAGCGTCGAATGTCTCTTGCTGAACAACAACATGACAGGTTGGATTTACCTTTCCGTCAGTGAACGTAAATTCTAGTTTCTTGAGCATATCAATCCCTCATGCTACTTGGAAAACGATGCTGCCATAGATTAATGCACCATTATCAAATTCCGCAGCGTCAACATTGGCAGCGTTTGATGCATCGTCACCGACTGTCTTAAAACTGCTGGTGGTGCCGTTTTGGCTATTCAATAGGGTGAGAGTTGGAGAGGTCAACGACCCAAGACCGATCAGTCGAAATGACCCTATCGTTCCAGCACCAGTTGATGCAACATTATCGGTTGTAAAAGGAAGTCCCCCTATAGACACGGCTCCGGCCCACGTATCGAATGTGGAAACGTGAATGTTAAAGATGCAAGAAACCATACGACCGATGCGCGTATAACGCCCATCCTGTGTTCCGTAGGTGTGAGAACCGGCAGTGGACGCACCTACCAAAGTTGGTGTCCATGTGCCCTCGTCGTAGGTGTCGAGAGTCTCGTCACCAAACGTCACACCACCGTCAAGTCTGGTCAGCCCATCATCAACAAAAAGCGAATAATTGTTTGCGCCCTCGGTTGGCGCACTGGCGACATAAACGCTCGCCGCAGCGGTAACTGTTCCGGTGGCAGTTATGTGAGGTTCTGATACTGATAATGACGAGACAATAGCAGCGGTGCCACTTGGGATCGTGACCGCACCTGTTCTGTTGATCCGCACGGTCGAATAAGAAGTGCCAGCGGCGTGGGTAAAAGCCTGTCGATCAAACAGCCATGACGCTGTTGCGTCAACCGCGCCCCCGAACGCCGCTTGGCCTGTTCCAGAGTGACCACCGCCGTTGATCGTGAACGCGGACGCGTTGTTGTCAGTTTTGACGAGAAAATCAACGTCAGCGGCGCTGTTGTTAAACGTCACCGCGCCGTCAGGATCGAATGCAGCAGTTGGCGCATTGGTTACTGTGACCCAGTTGGTCGCGTCATAGGCGAGGTACGTTCTGCTGTTCCCTGCCGCGAGGGTGTTGCTATCGACTGCATTGGCTGACCCTCCATCGATCGTGTCACCTGTATTCGGCCACACGGCTATCGTCTGCGCCGCATCATCGTTAATGATAGTTACAAGAGCATTCGCCACTGCCGTTGGCAGTTTCACTGCATCTGCATCACTGCCTGATGTCGTGACGCGGTTTGTTTGAGTTGTGAGTGCGGTCGCACCCGCCTGCGATTGAGTTGTTCCAGCGGTAATTCCGGTCGTCATCGACAGGTATTCAAATCCTGTGAGCGTTAGGTTTGTGAATTGCGGAGAATCCCCAGTACCTACACCGATTGATGTTCGCAACGTGGTACCAGATTCAGCCACGGGGTCAGTCGAGCCGTTACCGACGATCATCTCACTGTCAGCAAGAACGCTCATGGCCGTGATGGCGTTCGTCCCTGAGCCTAAAAGCACCCCTCCGTCGGTCAATGAGCTTGCGCCACTGCCTCCCTTCGCGACATTCAGAGTGCCGGTCGATGACGAGAACGCCGCAAGTGTCGCTGGATTGGTTGTGCCATCACCAACTACGATAGTGCCATCGGCCAGGACGCCGGTATTCTCGAACGCCGCCGTTCCCTTTCCGATAAGAAGGCCGCCGTCAGTGTGAGTCGAGGCTCCTGTTCCCCCACTCGCAACTCCCAAATCTGTCGTAAGCGTAACCGTGCCACCAACAGTTAATGTGCTGTCAATTTGTACCGCGCCATCATCAACCCAAACCGCGTAATCATTCGAGCCTTCAGTCGCAGCACCAGCAATGTAAAGAGACGCTGTATTTGTAATCGTACCTGTTGCTGTCCAATTTGGCGCTTCTACGTAGATACCTGCTGCCACTGCTGTCGTGCCGGATGGCACTGTTACAGCATTTGAATTACCGATGCGCAAAAGCCCAATATCTGTTGTCGCCGTCGCAGTAAATGCGCCAGGGTCAACATGCAGAAAACCAACGGTATTGCCTGTGCCATGCCCAATAAAGAAGCCGTCTGTTCCAGCTATCTTAAAATCTAAAACATCATCACTGTCCGCCGTGATTGAAGTATCGGCATCCGCATCAAAGATCAGTTCCTGACCGTTAAGATCAATCGCCCCCGTTAATGGCGAAACCAACGACACCGGATTGTTCAGGATATTGTTGAACTCGGCATTCAGGTCTGACGCCGTAAGCGTCTCGCCAGAACTCCATGTCTTAACCCGTGATAATGCCATTTAATTCTCCACCGCGAAGTCACCACCGACAATCGTCGCACCAATCGTATGAAGCTCAAGCTCCTCGTTCAGTGTGCCGGTCTGCACCCGGTACTGAATGGCACGAAACTCGCCGGTCGTCGTATTGTCGAAGATGTCCACAAAGCGCCCGCCGCCCAGCTTAGAACTACCCAGCGTGAAGCTGCCCAGTACAGCAGCGCCGGTCTGTGTGATAGTCACCGTTTGTTCGGCTTCGCCATCGCGGATGTAGCCAACAGTGATATCGTCCTCGTTAGCAGGGTTGATGCCCAGAGAAATGTCTTCGATGGTTTTCAGTTGTTTGGAAATCCGGTAGTTCAAGTATGGCGTGACGACCTTGAACGGGATATTCGTCGAGCCGTCAATGCTAAACACCGTAACGCCGCTGCGCCGCAGGAACCCATCGTTGCCGCCGAAGAACATGCGGTGGTCATTATTGTTACCGGGGTCTGATGCGAACATCATTGATGTCGGGCCAAACGCTGAGCCAAACGCTGGCAGGGCCGACCAACGAACGGGATTAAACCTGTAGTCCATAACCAAGACTTGGTTGTTAGTCGCACTTTCCTGCACAGGCACTGCGATGTAGGCCCGGTGCGTGTCACTAACAGCCCAGCACTCCTTAAGAGTGTCGTGCTTCAATTCCTCAGCAAGATATCGGTCAATGGGCCAGGACAAGGCAGCCTCGCGCAAGTCGCCAAACTCGCTTGTCACTGATAAACTTCGGATAGAGCCGTCGGGCGAGACAAACCCGATGTCATCCTTGAACTTAAAAATGCCATTATGGTTGACGCTGCCTACGCCTTCGATGAAGGTCTTGCGGGCGAACGCATCGTCACCAGTCGGGGCGCTGCCCGTTATCCGATGTATAGACCCCTTATGTGGTCCTTTGAATACCCAGAGTTCGTCTTTATGGCTGATGAGCCCCGTAATCCTATCCCCGTCAGATGGATCGATCACGATAGAGCCGGAACCCGAACCCGTCCAATCCTCCGGGTTAACTGACACGGAATAGAAAAGCGATGACGGGTTAGCATTGACCCCTGCGGCCCACTGGCGATTCTTGTGTGACACGCTGAAAGCGAAGTTGGGCGGCGACCCCGCTAAAGTTTGCGCCGTCGAGCCATCCCAAGAGTCAGGAGTGTCGGACGAGTCGTAAGCAATAATGAGAATGTCATCGAACGTCGAAAATGACGGAACAGCATTGGCAACCAACCCAGTGAAACGATTCGTGAAGGTGCCATTAGCGTCGTCACTTTTGACGGTCGTATCGACATAGACAATGCGATGCTGCTCAGGCGAACCCGATGTACCTGTGATCCAGTAATCAAAGCACCCGCGAATAGCAGCCCCCGATTGAAGCGCCGACGAGTTTATCTTTGATGTGCCGGGCACCGTATGAGGCCCACCATCAAGTTCATAGAGAACATTGTCTGCTACCCACAAGAAGGGTATCTCGACGAACGCATCGCGACCCGGAGCCACGTCCGTCGTCGGGCCTAGATCGCGCGCCCAGCCCCCCGCAAACGTATGCTGAATGAATTGACCGGGCATATTATTGCCTCAGTTGGTCAAAGGCATCGCCGACGATGTAGCGACCGCCACGTCTCGCATAGGGCGCGCGAGCGCGCCGAACATAACTGGAGATGCGCGGCTGAAGCTGCGGATGGCTAGAACCAACTTCTGCATCACCCGTGATGCGCAGGATAAGATCAACATATTCAGCCTTGGCCTCTTGGCTGCGGTTGTCGTTCTTACGGTCGCGATACCAGTGATAGAGCGCGTGAAGAACAATGGCATGTCTGTAGATGAGCGGCACAATGGGCTCATCACTGTCAGACGAAAACTGCGTCTGCTGCGTACCGCCAGATGTTACGGCAAAATTATTAGTTACATAGGCATATGGGATAAGGAAGACATCATCGGGTAAACGCCAGAATTTGACGTAGCGCACAGGTGTTGTGTTCGACACGAACGGCCTGTCCACGATGGTCGCGACAACAGGCTTGCCAAAGCTGTCAGGGCGCGGGTAGCGACGGCGGAACTCAGTACGCCCAATCAGGTCAATCTCTTGGCGCGTGTCAAACACCTGAAGGTCCATTGGGCGCAAGAAGTCAGACGCCAGCGCGTACTCATCCTCGTAATATTTGTACGTCGATGCTGTCGTCGTCGTATCAATAAACGGGTCTGAGATTGTCGCCGACGTGTCCGACGCAACAGCCGTGATGGAATAAATCTCAGGGCTGCCGTCAATAAGAATTTTCCCCGTGGTGCGCATATTTTTGACGGAGAAATCGTTGTTAGTGTTCCACAGAGTACCTGTCCCTGTGATCGTCGTACTGCCCTTGGTAGCGACCAGCGTCCCCGTTGAATAGGTCGTCTGCGTGCGCAGGACATCTTCACGCTGCGCCCACGGGAATTTCTCCCCGTTGCCGATGTGCATGTCATGCAGAGCGATATTGATGTAGCGCTTCGCGATGTTCTGCGTCGCCGTGACGCCTGTCGTCTCGCGAACACGATTTTGTAAATCCGTGTAGAGGTCACTGAAATCGGTTAATTGGGTAGTAGCACCCACAGCGACCTCCTATAAAAGATTGCGCCTGCGATTTTGTCCGTAGTGGCGGATTTGTGCCGATGAGTTATAGCGAGGCGTAAAATTAACTGTCCCTATCGGATTTGTTCCAGTCATTTGGACGTAACAGCCCCTCTGAAACTGAATGCCATCCTTGCCAAAAATCTGAACTTGCTCTGCGGCAGTATCGGCGTCTATTTCAATGACGTAGCCGAGTTCCTCCAATACCTCAGCATTGTCCGTATCAAACAAACGAATGATGTTGCCGGATGTCACAGTATCAAGAGATGCCCTATGGAGAACGCCGGGGCCAACCCATGCATGGTCAGTCTTTGTAAAGGTTCTCTCTGTTTTGAAACGCCGCGTTGGATACATGCGCGCATCATCCATGACAAAATTATCAAGAAGGATTGTCCCTCTCGTCGTCGCTAGATGATCTTGACATCCGAAACGTCCCTGGGTCACCGCCCCCTGATCGAGCGAGTCTACCTGAGCTATATATGCGTCACTGTTGTATGGCTCGTCTTCAGCCGTAACAATAATGTCAATCGTTCCATCATCCTCACCATCTTCATCGATATTGATGGTAAGTTCGACTGTGTACCAAACGCCCTTACGAATATCAGGGCCGAAAGCAGTTGGCGCTGTCTCACCGATCCCAAAATTCACTGCATCTGTTGCCGCGACAATTCTTAGTCCAAATGTCGCTTCTACAGTGCTTGATGCCAAAGCCTCGAAAATATTTATCGTGTCATCAGCACTGGCTACGAAATCTTTTCCTATTTGGATATCAAATTTCACATATCGGGCTACATTGGCTGCGATATCTATGTCGCCTTCGACAAGGTACATATCCGCTGTCCCACCAGTAAGAGAACAACGTGCGCAATATGCCCCACTTCTTGGCAGGGCTCCCGACCACGGTAACCCAGCAAGTACGGAATAATGGGGGAAATCCAACTGAGCCGCTGTATCAGTCTCGGAATCCCATTCTCCATTCGTCCCAGAACCGAACGTCGATTCAAAAATCCACGGATGGGCCATTTATTTCCCCTTCTTGATCTTCGCTGCAACAGCAGCGGCCTTATCATTGATGATGCCCTGGACAGCCTCATGGATGAGGTCACGGGTTTCGGCATCCGCCACGCAAAGGAGGCTGACTGTCTCCGGGCTATACTCACGGAGAACGCTAATTTCGTCATCGCTGAACGGCTTCCCGACAACCGGGCCTTGCGGCGGGTAGTGCATGATCTTGCCGTCAATCTGCGCGTTATGCAGATTCATCTCTTGAGCGCCGCCAACTGGCCTGAACATCTCAATGTTAGCGATGTCCTTAGAATCAGATGGCGCGTCAATGTTCCCACCAGCTAGAAGCCTACGCCTGATATTCTTCCACTCAAGAACGTCGAGCTTGGCGCGAGCTTCCCAGGCACGATGCTTGTCCACCGCGCCTGCTGGGTTACGCCGCATCTCGCTATCGGTCGGCATCCCCGCCATCCACTTCTCACGAAGCTGACCTTCGCGAGAAATGGCCGCATCAATTTCAGTGGGGCCATATGCACGCGGCATCTGGTCCTGAATAGTCTTGTTGATGCGCTGAAGATTGTTGATGGCCTGCCCACGCTCTTGGACTTGGGCCTGAACGTGCGGACGGGGGTCATTCAGCATGTCGGCAATCCGCTTGCCTTCAGCCGTCTGACCCTCGACCTGATCCTGACGCATCAACTGCGTTGTCGATTCAAACCGGCCTTCGGCTACCGGGCCTTGGGCCGCGTTACTTGCATCGGTCATTCTATTCTCCGCTGTTACGAGTCGATGGCAGGCAAGACGTAGCCAGAGGCCGTGTCTGTCGCCGTACCCCGATTCTCAAACTGTCGCATCCCGTCGGCATCCACGAGAATTTCACTAGCAGTGTCGTGGTGGCCGATGAGATTGTAGGCAACGATACCGCTGTTGGCCGTCGTATCCGTCAAAATCAGCATGTCAACGGTGGAAGTGCTGCCACTGATGAGCATGTTGCCCACCACGCGGCCTCGCTGGATATCCTTGCCGGTCGCCAACAAAATACCCTGAACGCCGGTCGCTCCGTCGTGGCAAATCCAGTTAGAACTGAACACTAGGTCGGCAATGTCAGCATTGACTTCCAACATTTCAACGCCTGCCCCATCGATGCTCGACCATTCGCAGTTGGTAATCTTAAGGCCATCAGCCTCGTTATTGGTCGTGCCCGTCGCCTTGACGCACGTCAGCCAGTTCTCGGCTGCTACGTTGTCCGTGAACATGATCTTGTCGAACCATGCGCCGGTCGCTGTCACGCCGAAGCATGTCACGATATCGGCATGTCCTGCGGCGAACTCAAGGTTCTGCAAGCTGACATCGGCTGCCGAGATAATCGCCGTAACCGAAGTCCCCCCGTCCATGAGGAAGCGAGGGCGCTGCTTATATTCGCCAAGGCCAATGACGGTGATACCCGCAACATCAAAGGTGATGCCGCTCGCGCCGGTCACTGTCTCTGCATGGTTCGGCATGACATAGATCATGTCACCCTGGTTGGCGGTCGTCTTACCGATAGCGGCGTCGAGTGTCGCTAGGGCCTCAGTTGGCGAGTCCCCAGTATTACCGTCGCTGGACCCGCTCGCCGTCGAACTGACAAAGAACACGTTGCCGGTCGTTACATGCCCCCCGGCGCTACCGAGAACTGGTATACCGAAGCTGGTAATTCCATTTGGAAAATTAGTCAAACCCATATCTTCACCCTATTGGTTTAGGAACATCCTTAGCGGCTTCTTAGACTCTACTAAGGCTGCCCGGTGGGATTGCACCACCGCTTACCCGATTACAGCCCGATGTCTTTTGGGTGCTGTTTCACTCTCTTAACGCCAGCCGACCTGTTGGGGCCTTCCTTGCCGACGTTGGTCGCCGAAGGAAATGCTGGCTTGACGTTCATGCTCGATTTCGAACCCCGCTGTGCGGCGACATCCGGCGGGTTGCCGTGTCGGCCCTTGCGGCCTGAGTTGATATCTGAGAAGTCAGGATTTGGCATTGCCCTTGCCCCCCTTCTTCGTCGCGAGAGTCCGGGTTGATTGCTGCATCTTCGCAGACTTCGCGGGCATAACCTTGCCAGACTGAACTGACCGCTTACGCGGCGGATACTTAATCGCCATTGTTTTATCCCTTCTTTTTGCGACTACGACTGCGCTTACGCTCGGGCTCGGGCTCAGCAACAACTGGGTCCGCTCCATCAATTATGGTGAACACCGTATCGGCGGTCCCCTGTTCAAGCGGTGCAACCGCGTCAACAAGCATCTTGACCGCCCGGTCGATAGACTTATCCGGCCCTTTAACCGTGACCGTAAGAACACGTTGCACCATACTTCTCTCCGTGGTGGGTGGGGCGAGCCGAAGCCCGCCCCAACATCATTACGAAACGATGCCGCCCAGAATCCAACGCCAATTAATCTGAGCGTTGGCATAGCGCATGTAGCCGCGCCATTTGGCAATCAAGGTGTCGATGTCCTCAGCAAATGCGAACTCGACCGGCACCCGCTCGACCCAGAACACCATCTGCTTGCGCATGGCTGAGTCACATAGGAACCAGTTGTTCGTATCGGAGAGGTAGTTCCACTCCTTGATCGTGTACGCGCCTTCGTGGACATTGCGGTTATTGTTCGCGGTGTCCACCTTGCCCATCGAGGAGACGATCTCGAACGCCTTTTCAAACAGGTCATTCGGAATCCAAATCTCGTCAGGCACCACAGCGATGCGGTTGCCCACATCGTCGCGGAAGTTGACCATCTGAATGCGCGCCGCCGAGAGGGCGGTGGCCGAAAGCGCAGTCGTAACGAGGTTATCAAACCCGGTCCCTGTTGACGCACCGGAGTTGGTTGTGTGGCTATTGCTAACCAGCGCGACCGCCTCCGAGTTGTTGTAGAAGAACGTGTCAACCGACGCCGCATTGTTGAGAATGCGCGCGCCGTGGGTTTGCCGAGTCCGTTGAGCCGCCGTCGCTAGGCCCGAAGGCCGCTGATCCATGATGTGGTATTGGTCATCATCGAACAGCTTACGCTCGACTTGGACGCCAGAGGCAAACTCAAGGTGAGTCGCCGTGGTGTCATAGCCCTGGGCCGCCGACTGGTACGAAACGCTACCGTTGAACTGTGACCAGTCCCCGTAAGCGCCAACATCGGACCACTTCATCGTGTCGCGACCGTTGCCGGGTGGGAAGGTGAACAACTCGGGGAGCATGTCGTTTAGCTCCGTGAACTGTTCGTGGAAGATTTTTTGGAACCTCGGATCGAGAAGATCGCCGAAGGCTCCTGAACTGTGAGGAACTGCCATCTGCGATTCTCCTACGTTGTCTCACGCAATGCGTGGTCATCGAGGACGAACAAGACAAACGACTTGTTCTTCCCGTCATCACTCGCGTCGCGCAATTCCAAGTCGATGATCTTGACGGCCCCACCAGTCGCAACAGCGATTGATGCATCTGCCTGAGTAAGCAGTGTAGTTGTCTGGAGGGTTTTCGCCGTATCATCTAACGGCCAATACGGAGCATCGATGAAGTTATCACCAACAACCGTATCGTTATCAAAGGCCACCGTGACCGTCGCCGCCGATGAGCTAACCGACGTAACCTTTCGTTTCTGACCAGCATTCGCGCCGTCATAACCCCAGATCACGCCTTCGTCCATCGTTGGGCTGTTATGGGCATCCCCAGTTGTTATTACCAACCCATTGGTTGATGCCGTTGTGACATCATGCAATGTAAGGGATGTATTTTCGGTAGCGCCACCACTCATTTTTGCTCGGAACACTGCATCAGGCGTTACGATAACGCTGACTTGGCGTTCAGCAGAAGTTCCATCGGTCTGCTGGGCGGTGACATACGTCGCCGTATCCAGTGTCACACCGACTGCGTTAGCCATGCTAGTCGTCGTCGAAATTTGCACCCCGGCATCACCGCTACCGGGGGCCAAAACAACAATTCCAGCATTGCTCAGAGTCTCATTGACCTGAAACTTCATCTTCAGAGGGGTATTCGCGCCACCAATCGAGTATGCATATTCCATTTTGGAACCTCGTTAGGTGTTATTGGCAAGAGAATGATGCACAAGGAGGCGCATAGCAGGATAAAAGTGATCGCATCCATCGCAACGGCCAGCGCATCGAGGAAGGTTTCGCTTTTGAACGTAGCCATGCTGGACCCAGTTGAGCTTGGGCGCGCATGTGTCGCAAAGAGCAATGGCTTTCTTCAGGTCAGCCAAGTCAATGACATGGCTCCCTTCCGTCTGCAACCGCCCCTTACCAGGGCTCCGTCCAGCAAAAACTGACTCCGCTGGCGTTCGTTGTTTCAGAATCCCGACCAACTCAAATACCCCGCGCCGCTGTTCGCGTGCGTACTTGTGGGTTCGCGAATTTCATTTCCGCGCGAACTTCGGACCAGTCCTTGTAAAGACCTTCTTTCATCGCACCCTCGTAGTACGACTTCTCGGCTGCTGTCAGGGTAGACGGCGCACCCTTTCCGGCGTCACCGTCGTTGCTGCCAGGGGCCGAGCCACCGCCTGTTTCCTGATGCGAAGTACCGCCAGACTGCTCTTTGGCGGCATTGATTGTTTCAGGAGGCCCAAACGCGCTTCTCAAAGCAAGAACCTCGGTCGCCCGACTATCGGGTTGCCCCAACTGGGTGAGCCTTCGGTATTCCGCCTCAAGCCGAGTGCGTTCCGGCGTTCCCTGAACACTGATGTTCGGGATGGCCTTCGTATAAGCGTCGAAGTCGCTTGTGAGCGCGCTTGCAATTTCGCGTTCCTTAGCTTCATACGCCAATTTACCGCCAATCCGAGTCTCAATGTTGCGTTGCAACTGAGCGTCCATGATGTCGTCGGCTTGGTCCTGATTAATCTTGCCTTCAAGAACAAAGTTGCTCAATTCAGTGCGCGTGTATGTCTGCTGTGCGGGCGGCTGTTGCTGTTGTTGCGGCGGGGTTGAAAGCCGCTGCTCAAACTGCTGTTGCTGCCCCTTCAAGTAGTTCACGTCGTTCTCAAGCGCCTGTCTCTTTTGACGCTCATCTTCAAGCGCCGCGAGCGGCACCATCTTTGCTTCGTCTTCGCCTTCTTGCGGGTCAGACATTTGGTCATTCTCCTTACGCACGTTGAGGTCTGCGGAACCTTGTCGGCGGCGTCCCGACGGAATACGCCCGAAAACAAAAAACCGCGACAGCTTGCGCTGCGCGGCTCGGGTTGCCCGATGACCGTTGGGCTACTTAACGCGGACAATCTCCTCGACCCGAAGGCCCATGATCTGCCCGTCCTTGATATTTAACACCACATTGCCTGTCCGTCTGTCAAGCATGAACTGGCTTATTGTCTCTGCGACATCCTTAGCAACGACGAGCTTGGGCGTCTCCACCTTATTCGGGAATACCTTCACGCTCGCAGTTGTCACGCGGCCTCGCCCGGCACTTCCAGTTCCTCTACTTCTGCTCCGCGCTCCATCAAGAGCTTCGGCAACTCCATTGCAGACTCCCACGCCTGCATCCGGGCTCGGCATTCCAAAAGCTGCATCTTCACCGCAATAATTTTCCCATGGTCCACAAGCCCCGGCGAAGCAAGGGCATACATAAGTTGCTGCTCAACGGCCTGAGAACGCTCAACCGCGCTCTGAATATACCTGAGATACAAGTCCCAATACTCTGAACCTGTTAGATATTTTGCCTCTACAGCGGCTTGCAGAAGAGCCTCACCGCCCTGCCCAGCGCGGGGCGCTTGCTGTGCGCGCTTCGCTAGAAGAGCTTGGAAGTCCTCCCGGTCAAAGCTCATTGCAGCCTCCCCCCACCGCCCGCATTGGGCAGCAATTCACCCTCGCCCTGAAGCATCGGCGTCCCGCCCTGCGGCGGCGGACCGCCCTGCGGCGGCCTACCCGTCGGCTGCTGTTGCTGCCCCTGCTGCTGCTGGAAATTCTGCGCAGCCTGAGCTTGCTGTTGCATGGCCTGCTCTTGGGCAACCATCTGCTGAACCTGCTGGGAGTAGACCTGTAAAAGCTCAATCTTTGCCGAGTCAGACTGGAAAAACTGTTGAAATTCAGCAGATTGCGCAAACTCAGCCAGCTTCATCATATGCTCCTGAGCGCCACCCGCCTCGGCTGGTCTACCGTCAGGGAACTGCCCGTCGAGCATAACGGAGATAGCTTCCTCGGCAAATATCGGGCGCTTGTTAGCACCGGGCCGGGGCTCTTTGAGGTATTCGTCTGCATCCTGGCCCAAGGCATCGGCCAAATTCCGAGACAGACGGTAAATACCCTCAGCGTCGATTATCCCTAATTGGAAGAACAAGTCGTTGACATATACGCTGAATAGTTGTCCCAAGGACTGCTGAAGGGCCTGCTTTGAGGTATTCAGCACATTCGCCTTGAACTCAAATTGCATCGACCCGCCAAGGTCTGTCCGCTTGGCGATAGCCGTATAAGGGTCTTGATCCCTGCGCCTCAGCCCGATGATGCGGAACTTCTTGTCTTCGGGAAGGAAGCTGCGGTTCATCACATGGATGGACGACCAAATCTGCGACAAGCCAATAAACAGCCGCCTGAGTATCCTCTCCGGGCGCTCCTCAGCCTGGGCATTGACCATCGCCATCCCACCGATGGTCCGAAGTGCAGACGACGACCCCGCCGGTATGCGGCCTGACTGGATATCGCCGACCAGCGTCAGCTTCTCCTCCATACCAGACAAAATCGAAATCATGTTGATGCCGAACGCTTGAGCCTGATTATTCATCGGCGGAAAGAACACGTCGTCTCTGGGATTGGGCAGCGGGTAACCCTCGCCAGGAGCCATACGGATAGCTTCCGGCCTCATCCCCCCAGACGCTCGGTAAAAGAAAAACGGCACGTTGGATATAACGCCAGCATCTGCCGTGATGTCGAAGAAAGCCTTAATCGCGTCGTGCAGCCCCTCCATCTGCTCAAGTAAGCTAATCCCGGCGCGGCGACCGCGCACAGGGATGAACGACGCTTCTGAGAACGGTCGGCGCGGCGGGCTGCCGGGGTACATATCAGTGAGAAGGGCGGCCTTAAGCAATATGCCACCACCCTCTTTAATAACCCAGAACATGACATCCTCGTCGATGCCATCGCCATCGATATCATAGGTATCGAAGCAAAGCAGCCGCGTCAGGGTCTTGTGGCTCTCGGCCCCCTTCACGCCCATACCACTTGCAGAGACGCCAGCTAGATCATCCCTCTGCCTAGCTTCCCCGGCATAGGCATCGCCACGATGAAAATTTTCCAACGACTCAATATCTTCCTTAGAAATCAGGTCATAGAATTTGTCCTTCGCAAGACGCTTGATTTCATCGACCGTTGGGTAGTCAATAATGATGACGTGCGATGAGCCGCCAGGATTGCTCGGCCCCGGTATCTGCAAATTCTCTACGCGCGGCGGGTGGAGGACGGACTCGTAGTCCTTGAGGATCAACTTAGGCCCATCAAAGACGACAGCCTCACGCTTAACCACCATTTCGACCATGCCGGTCGATGTCGTGTAAAAAGACGCCCGCTCATCCTTGTTGTTTTTATCGTTAGACCCGAGCCTGTATTCCCACTCAGAGGCCAGCCGAACGGCGGTAAAATCAGCCTTATCGCGAGACAGGATCGCGCGGAAATAATCCCCCGGCTCTGTCTCGTCTGGAATGGGGTCGTAAGTCCGAGTTTCGTTTACCTCGCGCGTCTCCCTGACCCACGGTGTGAACACCGTGAACACCCCATCATTAACGAAGGCGTCGATTAAGTTGGCAATGAATGTCTCGCCCTCTTGCTCCGCGAAAACCTGATGGTGGATAAGGTCGTTGACAACTTCTTCTTTCGACGCATCCTCTTTGTCATCGGCCTTCGCACCGACAACCGGCATCTGCGACATAACCGCGTTGTGCAGGGTATCTTGTACCCGCAAAGACTTCTCCATCATGTCAGGCAAGGCGATATCGGACGCCTCGTCGAAGGGCCATGTCTTGCCCTCCGTCCACATGCGGAATTTGGCGATGCGCTGTAGACGAAGCTCGCGGTCTATCGAGCCCTTGCTCATGTCATACTCGCAGAAGTCCACAACACGCTGAGCGAGGCGTGCGCGGCCATCCTTGGCCGTTTCGCCCTCACGAATGGGAAGTTTGTTGGTCCTCCGCCGAACTCTTAAGTCGTCAGGCATGGCCTATCACTTTCTCCCGAAGATTAACGTCAACCCACCGCTGCCTCGTAAACAGCGAGATGAACGGCGCATTAAACATCGCCAATGTTGTCTGTAGGCTCGCTCTCCGCTGTTCGCCCGTCATCGGCGCAGCACCAATAAGCAATCTATTGGTATCAATCGTCTCCCAGACCAACCCAGCAATGACCTCCTTATGCAGCGCAACTAGGTCAATGCCATCGTCAAGCGCTTCTGTGCAGATCGTAGTTTGCATCAGCGAGCCATCAGTGCGCAAAAACCAGCAACGCTCGGCATTGTCGTGCGGATCGCCAATAGTGATTGACCGTCCCGCCAGGGGGCTTTCTCTGTTGTACGATGTCAGAATGTCGAAGACATACTCACCCGTCGCCTTGCATTGGCCCGCTGCGTTATATGGCTGGCGTTCCAACATCTTTCCTTATGAGAGTTTTGTCATCGTGGGGGCAATCCCCGGCTGGCACTTTGTCGTGCGTAAAGACGCCTTCATTTTTTGTTGGTACGGCGTAGAGCCTGTAGCGCGTTACGCCGCAGACCTTGCAAATCAGATCAGTGTCATGCTTCGGCTCAAACATCGGGCAACGCAAAATCAGGGTTGGCCTTGGTAAAGGCAGAAATTTTTTTCGCCATATCATCGTTCCACTTCTTGGCGACTGCCGTGTGCACCTTGTCACGATCTTCTGCGAACTTATCGGCAACTTCCGCGCACGCCGCACAGTATTGCCGCGCAACAACAATGCCCCGCACGATTACATCGGGAGTCTCAAGCGGCGTGGCACAGCCGTCGCAAATAACTTTGAGCGCCATCAGTAGAACCCTCTCCTTTTGCCGGGCCGAGTTATGACAGAGCCGCCCTCATGGAGCATCCGAAACGATGGTTCGTAGTTCATAAGGTATTTGATGTTGGTTGGGAAGTCGTCATTCTTATCACGCGGCTTCTGCTTCTGGTCACGGTCCATCGTCTTCTTGAAGTCGTCCCACGCATACCTCTTTATCTGAGCAATCGTCGTGGCACACCGCGAGTGGATATGGAATCTCGGCGCGAGTGTCATTGGGTCGGGCTTCAGGTACTCATTAAGGCGTCCGCGCCCTACGTCGCTGTCGCTGGCAAGCTCGAAAAACATGCCTACTTCGCGGAACTCATCCTGCCAAGTCGTCTCTCGATTGTGCGCAGAAGACGGCGAGCGGCCCATATTCGGGTCCATAAGAGAAAGCCTGACAGCAAGGCCGAGACTTTCTTCAAGGGCTTCAGTTTCAATTTTCACCTCCTCGACGCCGCCGACAACAGAAAGCTCCGCAACTTGCCAAATGTCGTCCTGAGCGTCGATTTGAATATATGAAAGCATATGCGGCTTACGAGGATGAGGGTCCAGAACGCGAGCCACAGGGAAATTAGGCTGATGATCGAACTCCAAAACATGACAAAACGGGCCGATTGCCTCAGACGAGCAAGTGGGACAGTACGATTTGTCATCCTTTGTTATTGGGGCTATGGCCTCTAGGCATTTGAAACACCACCAATCTGTCGTGTCAGTGAAAAGCGGATGAATCAGGTTGGAAAACCTAATCGGGCGGCCTTGAAGGCGCACACCTTGCACCGTCGTTGACCAGCGCGCCGCCTTTCTGAGCGTCGATTCAAGATTCAGGTGGACGTTATCGCGAGTGTCGTATTCAAACCAATCCACATGGGGGTCTTTGCTGGGGCCGGGCACGCCCTTCTCGTAGACCTCATCAAATATCCAATCGACCGGGATCGCTGGGTCATCAGGCCACGTCATGGCGAGGGCCATCCGACCGTCAACATCCAGCACACGAGCTTGGTTCTCAACCCATATCGGGTGGGGCGGCGGCTCGTCGTGCAAAATATGGTGGAATGTGCCCGAAGCAAAATCAGACGGGTCTTGGTCAAAGCTCATAAACTGGATCGTGGTTTCACCCAGGACCACATCGTAGTTATAGGGGTCGCGGCACAGAACAGTTAGCGTATGCAGCTTCTCCGACCACGACCTGTCCCATGACCCGTCAAGCAGGCATGTCTTGGGAATCCACCCCCAGTGCCCTTTTTCGCCGCCCGGCTGGTCAGTCCCCGTCCACTTCCACCATTTCAGTTTAGGCAGAATAATTGGATGAAGAACTGTCTTCAGACTCTCGCATACGATGCGGATATTAATTGGCCCCCTGAACTTGCTTGCGCAAGAATCCCTGATGACATGAGGGAACACCCCTGTAGCCAGGGCCATAAAATCGACCAGCACACTTTCTGTCTTAGATGACCGATTGCCGCCACCAACCCCGATTATATCGGCTGCTGAGTTATGCATACGCAGCGCCTTACCATGCGCTGGTTTATAGTAAAGAAGTTGGTTTTCCTTGCGGTCGGCCTGGGCAATCTGAAGGATGCCGCCCAAGGTCGCGCGGAATGATTCGTTCGGCAGCGTAATAATGCTGTGAGCGTTCAAATCCGAGAGGTCAACTTGCTCCGTCACGCCCAATCATCCGCTTAGCTTGTCGCCGCATACGCCCTGGCGTCGCATCAATCTGGCCGTCGTATTCGCCCACAGGCTGAGCCAGGACCGGCGCAGCCCCGGCCTCGACAGCCTCATAGTCGCCCTCGATGTCCATACCCCGCCTTTCCGCCTCCTTCAGCAGCAAGGGCAACACCTCGGCCATATGCATACGCTCGGCAGAGGATAATATCTGTGTCGGCTCACCCATGATGAGTTGCCGCTTTTCTAGGAAAATACCAGTAAGAACGGCTAAATCACGCGCTGACGCCTCGTCCAGTTTCTCTTTGGTGAGGGCATCCAAAGCCATCGCCAACTTCCCCTCGATGGCAGAGAGGAAGTGCTTGGTCTTTAGCTTACGAACGTGGGCAAGCAGCTTAGGGTGATCGCGGCTCAGTCGCTTGACGATGGCCGACGCCGTAGAAGGATTTACGCCAGCTTCCTCAGCAATGGACTTGAACGTCCCCATCCACGGCTCGGTCGCCTCATCGAAAATGACCGCCACCGCGTCTGGGTCAGTGCGCTCCTTAGATTGGCTGTGGAGCTTAACTGTCTCGCGCTTGGACATCCTGTCCGGTCTTCAGCTTCAGCTTGCTAAGGTCAATAGCCCCGGATTTCAACGCCTCGCCAAGCGGGACATATTTGGGCTTGGACTTGGGCTCGGGCTTGTTGTCTTTATCTGAGGGTTTCATCTTCATCCTCGATCAGTTGCCAGGGTCCGCCGGGCTTCTTGTCGATGGTGATGCGCTCGCCGCATTTGCTACAAGCCGCAATAACGTAACCATCGTCCGTCACTTTGACAAGCTCATCGAAAAGGTGCTTGTGGCTTGACATTCGGCTTCCCGTCCAAAAAGACCTTCTCGGCGGCCTCCGTCTCCTTGCTGTCGGGCGGCGCACCGGACAGCAGCCGCATATAATGGTCGAGTGACATGGCAATACACACGGTTGTGCCGTGCTTCGTTACGTTGACCGGCGAGTGCGGGTCGGTATCAATCATATTATCCAGCACATTCTTATTGCGGGCAAAGTCGGTCATTGGCAGCCGCCGTAGCCCAAATATC